ATTGGATAGAAATTGGTAAAGAAAATTTTGTAGTTAAAAATGTTTCTTGGAATTTTTCTGACAGAAGAACAGTAACTTTATTAGTTGATAGACCAAAGTTTTAGTATGTATAGAGAAGTACCAACATATGATTGCAATACTGAAGAGTGGGGTTATACTGTATTTGACACGCAGAAAGAACTGACTGACTTTGTAGAAAGTATTTTTAAAGAACCAGGTAAATATGATTTTGATGAATCTTCTTTGCTTTTTAACGCTGAAGGAAGAAAGTTCACTAAAAACAAAGTGTATTGTTTGGCTCCTGAACGTTCCAAAGATTTTGTAGAATACTGGAATACAGAAAAAGAAAAATGCAGAGCTGGTGTTATTTTTAAAAATAATGGTAAGACTTGGTATCTTCCACGTGACTATTATATGTGGTTAAACTTTTTACCAATCTACAATAAAGAGGTAAACAGATTTACATTTGCTGACGTGCGTGATGCACAATATCATATGGCCTTATATGAAGAACTAGCACAGTTAAAGAATAAACATGCTGCCATTCTAAAGAAACGTCAGATTGCGTCATCATACTATCATGCAGGTAAAATCATTAATCTATTCTATTTTGAAGAAGGTTCTGTTTCTAAGATGGCTGGATCACTTAAAGACTACATCAATGAGAAAGGTACATGGCGTTTTCTTGAAGAGTATCGTAACTTTCTTAACAAACATACAGCATGGTATCGTCCATGTAATCCAGACAAGGTTCTTAACTGGGAACAAAAAGCTGAAACAACACAAGGTGGTAGAAAGGTTGACGTTGGTTTAAAGTCAGTTATATTTGGACTTGTACTTGAAAAAGACCCAACAAATGGCGTTGGGGGTCCTTGTACTTTATTCTTTCATGAAGAAGCAGGGATTGCTCCAAAAATGAGCACTACTTTAGAATACTTACTACCAGCCATGAAATCAGGTATGATGTATACTGGTATGTTTGTGGTTGCAGGATCTGTGGGTGACTTAGATCAATGTGAGCCACTTAAAGATTTAATTCTTAATCCAGATTCAAAAGATGTATTAGCAGTTGACACAGATCTTTTAGACGATAAGGGTACAAGAGGTTTGTGTGGATTATTTATTCCAGAACAGTGGTCAATGCTTCCATGTATTGATGACTATGGTAATTCACAAGTAGAAAAGGCCATTGAAATGATTCTTGCAGAACGTGAGGATTGGAAGAAAAAACTAAAACCAGAAGATTACAGACTGCGTATTTCTCAGAAACCAATCAACATAAAAGAAGCATTTGACTATAGAAAAGAAGCTAGATTTCCAGAACATCTTGTATCTCAACAGATTAGACGTATTGAGGATAAAGAATATCCAACTGAATATGTAGATTTGATTTGGGAAGATGACAAGATTGTACAAAAGTTAACACGCAAGTTACCCATCATGGAGTTTCCAATATCTCCAAAGACAGAAAACAAGGAAGGTGCAATTATCATTTATGAAAAACCTATAGAGAATCCTAAATTTGGAACCTATTATGCATCTATTGACCCTGTTTCTGAGGGTAAAACAACCACATCTGAATCATTATGTTCTATCTTTGTTTATAAAACACCACAAGAAGTGAAGATACATAAAAAAGATGGCACAGTTGAAATGAGACTAGAACGCGATAAGATTGTTGCTGCATGGTGTGGACGTTTTGATGACTTAAAAAAAACGCACGAGCGTCTTGAACTTATCATAGAATACTATAATGCTTGGACAATAGTAGAAAACAATGTCCATTTATTTATTCAGTATATGATATCAAAACGCAAGCAGAAATATCTTGTACCAAAAAGTCAAATCATGTTTCTTAAAGAACTTGGTAGCAATAACAATGTGTTCCAAGAATATGGTTGGAAGAATACTGGTACACTTTTCAAATCAAATTTGGTATCTTATGCTATTCAGTTTCTTGAAGAAGAGATTGATGTACAAACAAAACCTGATGGAACTATAACCAAAGTGACGTATGGTGTTGAACGAATACCTGATTTGATGCTTTTGAAAGAAATGCAAGCATATAGAGATGGACTTAATGTTGACCGTTTGGTTGCATTTTGTGCATTGGTGGCATTTGCAAAAGTACAAGAATCAAACAGAGGATTTTCCAAACGTACAGAGCATGAGGACACTAAACATTTGGAAAATAAAAATAAAAATAGTAACTTATTTATGAGTCCATTTCGTCATATTGGAGCTACTGCACCTAAAGCAGAATCTCCTCTTATGAAGAAACCTAGGAATCCATTTAAAAACATGAGATAATATGCAAGTATTTAATGCACTGCAACTTAAGAATGGGGCAAAAGCTGACGTCAACAAGATGGGTACGTTTACCCAACCTGTACAATTTTTAAGAGCACAAGACAAAGACGAAGCATGGGGTGCTTGGAACATGGACTGGTATGAGATGCAAGGTCTTAAACAAATACGCAGAAACGCAAGAAGATTGCTAAAAAACTATAAGCTGGCTAATGGTATTATTGACAAGACAGATTACATTGTTGAGGAAGATAACGACATGGCAGAACTTATTGATGTTCTAACAAAAGAAGATACATCAGCATTTGAATTAAAGTTCTTCCCTATAATACCAAACGTTATCAATGTTATGGTAGGTGAGTTTGCAAAGCGTAATGATAAAATCATGTACAGATCAGTAGATGATACATCATACAACGAAATGCTTGAACAAAAAAGAGCAATGCTTGAAGAATCACTTTTGGCAAGTGCTGAAATGAAAATGAAAGCAAAGATTGATAGCATGGGTCTTGATCCAAACAATGAAGAACATGCTCAACAAATCCAACAAATGAGTTCTCCTGAAGCCATCAAAAGTCTTCCAGAGATAGAAGAGTTTTTTAAAAAGAACTACAAGTCATTAGTAGAAGAATGGGCAGGTCATCAGCATAATGTTGATGAAGAACGTTTTAACATGAAAGAACTTGAAACACTTGCTTTTAGAGATAGTTTAATTGCAGATAGAGAGTTTTGGCATTATAACATGTTAGAAGATGACTATGAACTTGAAGTTTGGAATCCTGTTATTACGTTCTACCACAAATCTCCTGGAGCACGTTATATTTCTCAATCAAACTGGGCAGGTAAAATTGATTTGATGACGCCTGCTGATGTTATTGATAAGTATGGATATCAAATGACTGGTGAGCAATTAAAAAGTCTTGAAGCAATATACCCTGTAAAATCTGCTGGATACATTTTACCTGGAGTTCAAAATGATGGTTCATTCTACGATGCTACACGCTCGCATGAATGGAATGTTGATGGCCCTTCATTAGGAATGCGTCAATTTACATCATACAGAGATACTGTTAACAGCACTGGTGATGATATTATATTAAAAATTCTTGCTGAGTCAGAAGACCTTATGGACTTTGATAATACAGGTCTTCTACGCGTAACAACAGGTTATTGGAAGTCTCAGAGAATGGTTGGGCATTTAACAAGAATAGATGAGATGGGTATGCTTGTTGACATGATAGTTGATGAGAATTATAAAGTCACTGAGAAACCAGTTTATGACACAACAGTCATTAAAAGAAAATCTCGCGAAACACTCATACTTGGTGAGCATGTTGACTGGATTTGGATTAATCAAACTTGGGGTGGTGTGAAAATAGGACCTAATAGACCAACATTTTATGGTAATACAGATAATCTAAACTTCTCTCCAATATACTTGAATGTAGCACCTACAAAGTTTCAATTTAAAGGTGACTTTACATTATATGGTTGCAAACTCCCTGTTGAAGGAGCAGTATACTCAGATAGAAATACAAAATCACGATCACTGGTTGATAAGATGAAACCATATCAAATTGGTTATAATCTGGTTAACAATCAGATAGCTGATATACTTATTGATGAGTTAGGTACTGTTATCTTATTAGATCAAAATGCATTGCCACGTCATTCTGCTGGCGAAGACTGGGGTCATGGTAATTTTGGAAAAGCATATGTAGCAATGAAGAACTTTGGCATTTTACCATTGGATACTTCAATTACAAATACAGAAAATGCATTAAACTTCCAACATTATCAGGTACTGAATCTTGAACAGACTCAACGTTTGATGTCAAGAATACAATTGGCAAACCACTTTAAACAACAGTGTTTTGACACTATAGGTATATCACCTCAGCGTATGGGAGCTGTCAATGCTCAAGAAACTGCACAAGGCATAGAGCAAGCAATAAACCAAAGTTATTCTCAAACAGAAATGTACTTTGTACAACACTCAGAATACCTTATGCCACGTGTACATCAGATGCGTACAGACTTAGCTCAGTATTATCACTCAACTAAGCCAAGCCTAAGACTTCAATATATGACCACTTTAGATGAAAAGGTAAACTTTGAAATAAATGGTACAGAACTTTTAGCAAGAGAGTTGAACATTTTCATTTCTACCAAAGTAAATCAAAGACAGATAATGGAGCAAATTAGACAACTTGCTCTTAATAACAATACATCTGGTGCTTCTATATATGACTTAGGTAACTTGATTAAAGCAGATTCACTTGCTGAAATCACTCATACATTGAAAGCTGTTGAAGAAAAAGTACAAAGTCAGCAACAACAACAAATGCAAGCTCAATCAGAAACTGAGAAAGCTCGTCAGGAAGGTGAGAATGCAAGACAAGAGGCTGAACTTAAATTTAAAGCAGAACAGGCACAACTTGATAGAGAAGCTGAAATTCAGATTGCTGAAATTCGTGCAGCAGGTTATACTGGTATGAAAGATCAAAACTTAAATCAGCAAACAGACTATATTGATACACTAGAATATCTTGACAAACGTAGAGCAAAAGATCGTGATCAGTCAATGGCAGAAACACGTGAAACCAATAGAATGATTGAGAATCAAACTAAGAATGATTTACAGCGTCAAGAAATACAAGCGCGCAAAGAAATTGCAGATAAACAAGTACAAATTGCTCTTGTCAACAAAAACAAATATGACAAAAAAAAATAGTATAGCCATATAGTGCAAAAAACTTTAAGTAGGGTGCATTGCTAGTTTAAATTTTTGAAGTTTATTTGCTAAATTAATATTGAAGAAAGAAGAAAAACCACAGAAAAACAAACAGTATGGAAGATACAACAAAAACAACAACTGAACCTCAAGACGTGAGTTCAGTAACAATTGAAAGTATTGATGACTTTTTGCCCCTTCCTGGTGCAGATAGCGTGGTAACATCAGAAGAAGATGACAACAAAACAATCTTCTCAAAAAATGATAAGCCAGTTGACTTAAGTTTTATTGACAAAGACAATGACGATAAAACACCAAAAGTAACCAAGGAAGAAGTAGACAGTGCTCTTTCTGAATTAGATGATGCATTAGCTTTTGAAGATTCAGATGATGCATCAAAAGCTGGACGCAAAAAGATTGATAAAAGTGGAATGGTAGAAACATTCTCAAAACTTATTGATGAAGGAGTTCTGATAGGTTTTGATGATGACAAACCAATGGATGAATATTCTATTAAGGACTGGAAAGAATTAATCCAAGCCAATTTAGAAGAAAAGGAGAGAGCTATACGTGAGCAAACTCCAAAAGAGTTCTTTGAAGCATTACCTGATGAGTTGCAATATGCAGCTGAGTATGTAGCAAAAGGTGGTAAGGATATGAAAGGATTGTTCAGAGCATTGGCTCAAGTAGAAGAGCAACGTTCTTTAGATCCTTCAAATGATGAGCATCAAGAAATCATTGTTCGTCAGTACCTATATGCTACTAATTTTGGAAATGGTGATCAAGCATTGATTGAGGACCAAATTGAAGAATGGGTTAACAATGGTACAATTACCAAACGTGCTAACCAATTTAAACCAAAATTAGATGACATGCAGGCTCAAGTGTTGCAGGCTAAACTTGCTCAACAAGAGCAGTTTAAAATACAACAGCAACAACAAAAAGAATTGTACATGGAAAACATCTACAATACTTTAAAGCCAGGAGATTTGAATGGTGTGAAGGTTGATAACAAACGTCAAAAGTTTTTATGGGAAGAACTTACAACGTTAAAGTATCAAAGTTTACAAGGAAAACCAACAAATCTTTTAGGCAGATTACTTGAAGAATATCAGTTCAGTGAAAAACCAAGATATGATTTAATCGCAGAAACATTGTGGTTATTGTCAGATCCAGATGATTACAAAGAGCAGATAAGAAAGCAAGGACGAAGTGAAGCAACTCAGGAAACTGTGAAGAAATTAAAAACTGAAGAGGCAAGAAGGTTGTCATCTACAGTAGTTGATGATAAAGACACACAGCCTTCAAGACCTTCTTTGAAAAAACCACGTAATATTTTTGCTAGATAACTAATTTATTAACTCTAAATACAACAACAAATGGCAACACCAGTTTTAAACAACGGTCTGTTTCTGAGAGACACAAGCTATAAAGTTTCGTCTCACTTGGATTCATACCACCTCGTAAACATGCTGAAGTCTGCAGAACCTATGGATTTAGGTCCTGTTGATCTTTGGGCTATGTCTC